TAAAAGGTGGCTTCACTTTTTTATGCTTTTTGTTCCTGTCATGGGTCTTTGGACATCCTCTATCGGGATTATTGGTCTTGCTCTTAATCTTAGGGCTTACGATTTCGTAAGTCAGGAGATTAGAGCAGCAGAGGATCCTGAGTTCGAGACGTTCTACACCAAGAACATCCTATTGAATGAAGGTCTACGTGCCTGGATGGCACCAGTTGACCAACCGCATGAAAACTTTGTATTTCCTGAGGAAGTATTGCCGAGGGGCAACGCTTTATGATATACTGGGAGGGGAAACCCTCCTTTTTTAATGAGATGAATGAGTATTGGGAAGTAGTATCGCGTTGGTCTGGTAAAGTCATTGCACATTGTGGTGATGAATGTGATGCCAGAATTCTATGTGAGTTATACCCAAAGGAAAGAATTTATAGAAAAGCAAAGTTTATTCTTGACCAAGTAATTGATGTTACTTCTACAACAGATAAACAACTTCCTGGACAGCAAGGATTGCCTGCAGCAAAAGAAAAATTACCTCCTATAGAACTTCAACAACAGGTTTGGCTTCCTGAGGGTCAAGGAATTCCTGTTAACACTAAATAACTTTCAGTTTTATTCAAATTATGAAATTTACAGTTTATTCTAAAGACGGTTGCCCATATTGCACAAAAGTTCAACAGGTGCTACAGTTAGCAGAACTACAGCACGTAGTTTATAAATTGGGTGTTGATTTTAGTCGTGAAGAATTCTATGCAGAATTTGGACAAGGTTCTACTTTTCCACAAGTAATTGTTGATGAAAATCATCTTGGCGGCTGCACCGACACTGTTCAATATTTGAAGGAGCAAAATCTAGTTTAATGGATAGTAACTTTCACGAAGTTTATAACGATGTTGAGAAAGCAATCGACTATGCTTTTAATGGACAGTTTGTGTTGAAGTTTTATGACTATCTAAAAGTTCGTGGAACAAAAAAGGTTGAAGTTGATGAATTTATCAACAGCGCAACTGCAAATGAGATCAATAGTTTAGTAATGGATTTGGATGATTATCTTGAAGGCGGAACTGATGAAATGCACAAACAACTTCGTGAAGGTTATGGACACATTCCTAAACCTCAGGCAAGAAAAATTAAAAATTATTTGTATGGCATCTTAGAAGATGCATCGAAGTATAGTTATGACAAGAGACCTGGAAGACGGAAGAAACAAACTAAATAAGTCAGAACCCCAGATTAATCGGGGTATTGAATTACTGTTACGTAATAGGAGGAACAAACCAGAAGCACCGAAAACTTTTCAAGTAAAGTTTGGTAAAATGGTTACCTTCTTGCGAAGAGAAATTGTTTTACACCTGAACTTCTACTTGGATATCAGGAAAAAATAAAATTCTCTGGAGAAAAAAGATGTTAGCAGTAACTCTCACCATCAGTACTCTCGTTTCAATAATGTTCTTTTTTGTTGGAGGTGTGGTAGGATGGTTAGCAAAAGAACATTTCTACACCAACAACATTGCATATACGCATCCAGAGATGTTTGATGAAAACGGGAATGTACTTCCTGATGAAATTTTAGCAGTAAGATTTGAAAACAATTATGACGACTACGACTACGAAGAAGAAGACGACGAGTAAATCGATCGAATCTCTTCCATCAAATCCTTTCATTTTCGAAATTTTAGAACTTGCATCTAAGCAACGTTCTAATGCAAAGAAGGTTGAAGTGCTTAAGACTTATGAACACGATTCGTTGAAGTCTATTTTTATTTGGAACTTTGACGAAACTGTAATTAGTCTTCTTCCTGAAGGTGATGTTCCTTATGCTAATGCTGATGAGCAATCGGTGTATTCTGGCACATTGTCCGAAAACCTTTCTAAAGAAGCAGCAGGTGGTACTTCTGCAACGGGACAAGATCTTGACGGCAGAGGACGCACATCACTTCGCAAAGAATTCCAGAACCTTTATCACTTTGTAAAAGGTGGTAATAACAGTCTAAACACCATTCGTAGAGAAATGATGTTTATCAATCTTCTGCGTGGTCTTCATCCTAAAGAAGCTGAAGTATTAATTTTTACAAAAGATAAGCGACTGACAGATAAATACAAAATAACTTTTGATAATGTAAAAGAAGCATATCCCGATATTCAGTGGGGTGGTCGTTCGTGACAGTAGCTGTAGAACAGGAGAAGAGTCATATGGACTATGAAAATGAAGATAAGACTCTTCTGCCAAACAAATATAGTTGCGATATTCTTTTAGAAAAAACAACAGTAGAAAGAGCAAAAGATTCTTCATTCCCAAATGACGCTTATTTGATTTGGTATGTTCTTGATGGAAAAGAATATATTGATTTGGTTAGGGGAAAAAGATCTGATATCTTTGATTTGTATTATGACACTTATGGTACTGGTGTAGTTCAGAAGATTGATTTTGGATATGGAAGAACCAACCCTAAACTCTGGGGTTATAAACAACCTGAGAAAAAGAAGAAAGGAAGATGAGCGACGGATTTGAAGTAGAAGTTGAAATGCCCCAGTCGGACATTAATAGACTTCTAAAGAAATACAAGAAATTAAAAAAGTATCAAAAGTCGTCTTTGTTTGCAGTAAAGACGATGGATGGAACCGAAAATGTTATCAGTAAAATGATTCAGGAAGTGGAGGATAATCCTTTGTAATATGGGGAAACACTATCTTCTTAATTTGTATGGATGCTCATTTAATTCTTTGAATGATGAGTATTATCTTTCAGACTTGCTTGAAGATGCTGCTAATGCTAGTGGTGCTACGGTAATTAAAACTATTTTTAAAAAGTTTGAACCGCAAGGTGTAACTGCGATATGTCTTTTATCAGAAAGTCATATTAGTATTCACACTTGGCCAGAAAAAGGTGAAGCTGCGGTAGACATTTTTACTTGTGGCGAATGCAATCCTAAGATTGGTTGTGATCTTATTATCGAAAAATTAAGTGCGGATAATCACACTCTCAGTTATATTGAGAGATAGTAAAAATAAATAGTCTCATACTTGGAGAAATGTATGCTTTCCACACAGTATCGCCTTCGCTTGGAAGCAATTTGTGAGAAGATTGTGGCACAAGAATCGGTAGGTTTGGAGGATATGATTTGGGCAGAAAAACTTGCTAAGGCAAATACTTCTGCTCGTGAAATACTTAAAAAAGCAAGAGGTCGTGCTGCTAATCCTGATATGGTGGAAGGCAGTATGGATGATTTTATGAACAAGATGGGTTTGGGTGATCCAGATCCATCAAATCATCGTACTGGTTTTGGCAGTGCTGATGAGATTGTAGACTGGTTCAATGAAGACCGTCCTGATGATTGGAGGCAGCGTGACTAATAAACTTACTGCAGTAATCTATTCTAACGGCAGTCAAGAATGTGAACGTATGAGTATGCTCCTGGAAACACTTCCTGGTGTGACGGAGTTTCATGAATATGTTTTAGGAACTGACTTTAATGATAAGCAGTTTCGTATGGAGTTTGGTGAGGAAGCAACATATCCACAGTGCTCAATCGGCAGTAAGCATATTGGTAGTTTAAAAGAAACCCTGCAGTATATGAGCGATAAAGGGATGCTTCTATGACCTACGATGAGTTTGTCAGTAAGAGTGCAGAATACTATATGGATATGGTGCGTCTTATTGATATTAAACTCAAACATCGTATGGAGTTGACTGAGGAAGAAAAAGAAATAAATGGTTACATTGTAGAAGTTCAAGAAAATAATAAGATAAATGAGTTAAGAAACCGTTTCCAAAAGTGTTGGGAGTTGGAGGAATGAAACCTTTAATCCTTGTTGCTTGCTTTTTGCCACTTGTTATGATATGGTTGATAATGAAACTTTCGTTATGGATTGCTGCCGTCAACGAAGAACAAACTTATGTTAGAGAGGACGCCAAACGACCACACGGACCCTACGTGGAAGACCCATATGGAGACGTTGATGAAGAAGAAGAGAATTATTGAGGTCAAAGAAATTATTGACCAGGCACTCTGGGAATACTACTTTGAAAAAGGATTGCCCGTTCCCGATTGGAAAAGAACTAAAGACCCACAATGGTGGATAGATTATTTGGCAGAACTTGACAATGAAGATTAGAACACCTATAATACCTAGCATATACACTATTATTATGGACTACAAACCCTACAGTTTGGAATGGAGTCGGAAACGTTATTTGTCCGAGGCAATCCAACAATACTTTGATGCTGATGCTTCCGTAGAAACTATCTTGGAAGATATTGTTGATGTTCTGGAACAAAATGCTTCTTCATACCGTAGTAAAGCAGATAAGTTTGAAGAAGTGTTGAATAAGTTAAAGTAATGTAATTTTTGTATCACATTTTACAAAACTATTTGACTATATAGTTTACTGGGGGTTATAATACCCTTACGTTCATCCAGGAAACTGGACGCAAGTAGGACGACTCGGAACGGAACGTTCATCCAATGATCAGCATACTGCTGGCATTCACCTTAGCCTCACATAATGATGCCGACCCTTATGGATGGCATATGTCTTGTGAAAGGTTTCTAGAAGGAAGACTTGAGATCATTAGTGATCCTCATCTCGACCACAGAACGAAGTTAAATTTAATTAACTATCTTCGTTCAAAAGTAGAAGGAGAATGTAATCAGATGTTAATCTAGGACGCAAAAGCCGCCCGAAGGAACGGGACTAACCATCTCATTTCTTTGGAGTAAACCAATGTCTAAAGTCGTTTATCGTGGTCATGCATACGACACTGTAGAGCGTCGTGAGCAAAGACAAGAACAACAGCAGCCTCAACAGCATAACGAAGTTTATCGTGGCGTAAAGTTCGTTAAGGAGGACAAGTGATGCAGAAACTTAATTTTCTTCAACTCATTAAAGAGCAGAAGCAAAAGGAAGAGAAGCGTCATAAAGCAGTTCTCTGTATGGCAGGTCACTGCCAGGTAGGTAAAAAGTGATTGCTTTGATTGCTGGCATTGTCGGTGGATCAACAGCATTCATGCTTCTAATTTATGCAGAAGTA